CAAAAAGACTCCACAGAAGATGGTGAATATTTACATCAGGGACTTGCAAAAAGATCATTCACCAGAGTATGGACGATTTCTGATGATGTAGAAGTCACCAAAGTTGAGTTTGATGATGGTCTTCTTGTGATTAAACTCACACGCATTATTCCAGAGCATCAGAAAAAGAAAGTCTGGTTCTAAATAATATTGCGGGGCTGCCCATTAACTATTGTTGCCTATAAGGGAGGTAATCTGGCAAAACCCAGATTGACACCTCCCATTTTTATTGCTATACTGTATTTGCTTAGGATTACAAATTATGTCAGTTAAACTTTTGGTTCTTAAATCATATGAAGATGTGATTGCCGATGTAAAAGAAATGATGTCTGGGGAAAAGGTAATTGGATATCTCCTTACCAATCCATTCGTGACTAGAGTTAATGAAGGTGAAAATGGAAACGCTAGTAGTGTAACTTATTATCCATATGTTCCTCTATCTAAACAAAAAGAAATTCCAATTCCTTGTGATTGGGTAGTTTCTATTTTAGAACCCTTTGATGAAGTAAAAGAATCTTATTTGGAGCATGTAAATGACAAATCTAAAAGTCTTAATCCTGAAGAATGATGCTGTTCTAGTAACAGAAGTACATGAAGTTCCTGAGGCAGATGTTGGGGAACCAGATTGTAAATTAGTCAATCCATGTATTTTAAAGCAAAATGTTGATGGTGAACAATATTTTGAAAAATGGCCTTCCTTTACTGACCAGAGGGAATTTAAAATTCATTCAGATTCTATTTTTACCATAGTTGATCCCAAACCAGATATTATTGAACTTTATTTGAAGGCTATTAAATGAAGTTTTATACTAATGTCGTTTTAGTAGGAAATGAAATTCTTACTAGGGGATTTGATGGGAAAAATCATTTTAAGAATAGGGAACCTTTTTATCCTACACTCTATGTTAGTACAAATAAAAAAACAAATTTTAAAACTTTAGATGGCAATTATGTAGGTGAACTGAAACCTGGAACCATTCGTGAAACTAGGGAATTTATAGATAGACATAAAAATATAGAAAATTTTATTTTGTATGGCAATACAAGATATATTAATCAATATATTTCTGATAATTATCCAGAAGAATCAATAAAATTTGATATTAGTAAGATTCAGTTAATTACAATTGACATTGAGGTTGCATCTGAAAATGGATTTCCAGATGTACAAAACTGCGAAGAAGAATTGCTTACAATTTCTATTCAAGATTACAATACAAAAAATATTATTACTTGGGGTGTAAAACCCTTTAGTAATACTCAAAAAAACGTTAATTATATCTTATGTAAAAATGAAACTGATTTAATTGATAAGTTTCTTTTTTATTGGGATTCTAATCCTCCAGATGTTATCACTGGATGGAACTGTGATCTTTATGATGTTCCATATCTTTGTGGAAGAATTTCTAAAATATTTGGAGAAAAAACAATAAAGAAACTTTCTCCATGGGGAATAGTTACTGAATCTGAATTGGTAATTGCAGGGAGACTTCAAAAAAAAGTTGATATTGCTGGTATTACAATTCTTGATTATCTTGAATTATATAAAAAGTTTACATATAAAACACAAGAATCCTATAAATTGGATTATATTGCAGAAGTAGAACTTGGTCAAAAGAAATTAGATCACTCAGAGTATGATACATTTAAAGAGTTTTATACAAAAAATTGGCAAAAATTCGTAGAGTATAATATTGTTGACGTAGAATTGGTAGATAGACTTGAGGATAAAATGCGCCTCATTGAACTTGCAATTACTATGGCATTTGATGCTAAAGGTAATTTTAGTGATGTCTTTTTTCAAGTTAGAATGTGGGACTCTATCATCTATAACTATTTGAGATCTAAAAACATTGTGATTCCTTTTAAAAAGGATACAAAGAAGGATCAAAGATTTGAAGGTGCTTATGTAAAGGATCCCATTGTGGGTAAGCATGAATGGGTTGTAAGTTTCGATTTAAATTCGCTTTATCCTCACTTGATCATGCAGTACAATATCTCACCAGAAACACTTGTTGATGGAAAATTTCCTGGTGTTTCCGTGGATAAGTTATTGAATAAATCAATTAAAATCCCAGAAAATTATCCTTATACTGTATGTTCAAATGGTGCCCAGTATAAAAAAGACATCAGAGGATTTCTTCCAGAATTGATGGAAAAGATGTATATGGATCGTGTCATCTATAAGCAGAAAATGCTTGAAGCAAAGCAGCAGTATGAGAAAACTCCTACTGTAGAACTTATGAAAGAAATTGCAAGATGTAATAATATTCAGATGGCAAAGAAGATTTCTCTCAACTCTGCTTATGGTGCAGTTGGTAATGAATATTTTAGATATTTTCGTATAGAAAATGCAGAGGCAGTAACTCTGTCTGGTCAAGTTTCAATTCGTTGGATTGAATGTAAAGTAAATAAGTATTTAAATAAACTTCTTAAAACTGAGGATATTGATTATGTTATTGCTTCTGATACTGATTCTATTTACATTAACATGGGTCCTTTGGTTGAAACTGTATACCAGGGAAGAGAGAAAACTGCTGAGAAAATTGTGGGGTTCCTTGACAAGATCTGTCAAATGGAACTTGAACCTTATATTGAAAGTTCTTACCAAGAATTGGCAGACTATGTAAATGCCTATGCCCAAAAGATGCAGATGAAGAGGGAGAATATTGCAGAAAGAGGAATTTGGACAGCTAAGAAAAGATATATTCTTAATGTCTGGGACTCTGAAGGTGTTAGGTATTCTGAACCTAAGCTTAAAATTATGGGACTTGAAGCAGTTAAGTCTTCTACTCCTTCTCCATGTAGGACTATGATTAAAGAAGCATTCAAAATTATTATGACTAAAACAGAAGAGGATATGATTGAGTTTATTAATACTAGTAGAAGTAAGTTTTATAATCTTCCTCCAGAAGAAATTTCATTCCCAAGAACTGCTAATAATATTAATAAGTATAAATCAGCAAATGCTATCTATGGAAAGGGTACTCCTATTCACATAAGAGGAGTTTTGCTGTATAATTACTATATCAAAAATAATAAACTGGACAATAAATACCCAATGATTAATAATGGGGAAAAAATTAAGTTCTGTTATTTGAAAAAAGCAAATCCACTACATGAAAATGTAATTTCATTTATTCAACAATTTCCCAAAGAATTAAATCTTAGTAAATATATTGATTATGAACTTCAATTTGATAAAAGTTTTCTTGAACCTCTAAAAACTATTCTTCAATGTATTGGATGGAAAACTGAAAAAACAAATACCCTATCATCATTTTTTGTATAATTATGGATTTTTTAAAAGATATTGTAAAAGAAGTAGGAGGGGAATATGCCTCTATTGCGGCAGACATTGATGAGACTGAAACATATGTGGATACGGGTTCATACATTTTTAATGCTCTTGTATCTGGTTCTATCTTTGGTGGGGTTTCTGGTAACAAAATTACTGCAATTGCAGGTGAAAGCAGCACAGGAAAAACTTTCTTCAGTTTGGCAGTCGTTAAGAATTTTCTTGATAGTCATCCTGATGGATATTGTTTGTATTTTGATACTGAAGCAGCAATCACAAAATCCCTTTTGGAAAGCAGGGGAATTGACACAACTCGTCTGGTGGTTATCAATGTAGTTACTGTAGAAGAATTTCGCACCAAAACACTCAAGGCAGTTGATATCTACTTGAAGAAAAAGGAAGAAGAAAGGAATCCTTGTATATTTGTATTAGATTCTTTGGGAATGCTTTCTACTAGTAAGGAGATTAATGATGCTTTAAATGATAAGGAAGTTAGAGATATGACTAAATCTCAACTCATCAAGGGTGCTTTTAGAATGTTGACTCTTAAGTTGGGTCAAGCAAAAATACCAATGTTAGTTACAAATCACACATATGATGTGATTGGTGCTTATGTCCCTACAAAGGATATGGGTGGGGGCAGTGGTCTGAAATATGCTGCATCATCTATCATCTATCTTAGTAAAAAGAAGGAAAAGGATGGAACAGAAGTTATTGGTAATATCATTAAAGCAAAAACACATAAATCAAGATTAAGCAAAGAAAATAAAGATGTTGAAATTCGTTTATTTTATGATGAGCGTGGCCTTGATAAGTACTATGGTCTTCTTGAGCTTGGTGAACTTGGTGGACTTTGGAAAAATGTAGCAGGGCGTTATGAGATTGGTGGTAAAAAACTTTATGCCAAAGAAATTCTCAAAGACCCAGAAAAATATTTTAATGCTGAAGTAATGCAGGCACTTGATGAAACAGCACAAAAAGAATTCAGTTATGGATAATATTAGAATTATTCAAACTCATATTGATGTTTCTAAAGTCATTGAACAATTACAAAAACATTCTGAAGATTGGGGTTCTCAAAAGTCATTATCTAAAACTGAACAAGTAGACTCAGCAAAATATAAAACAACAGTTGATGTTCTTCAATTGATAATGGGTGTAGTAAAAACTCCAGGAGATTTGGCATTTAATTCTGAATTGTGCATTAAGACTCCAGCATATGATAATCATACTGAGATTTTTAAAATCTTAAATAAGTATTTTAAAAAATATCGTAGATGTGCTTTTTTGTCTTTACCTGTAGGAGAAGAAGTTGGATTTCACATAGATGAAGGAACTTACTATCTAAGTAAAGATAGATATCACCTTTCAATTCAGGGGAGGTATAAGTATACAGTGGAGCATGAATCTGTTATAGTTGAACCTGGAACACTATTTTGGTTTAATAATAAAAAACCACATAGTGCAGTGAATATAGGAGATGATTCAAGAATTACTTTTGTGTTTGATGTTCCTCAACATAAAAAAAATCCTTAGGAGTAATTGATGGAAAAAATAGAAACTACAATTCTTAGAAATCTGCTTTTTAATAATGATTATTGTAGAAAAGTTTTACCTTTTCTTAAAAATGAATACTTTGAGAATTTTCACGAAAAAGTAGTTTTTGAGGAAATTTGTAATTTTATTCTTGCTTATGATAATCTCGCAACAAAGGAAGTTTTATTAATTGAAACAGAAAAAAGAACTGATATTAGTGAAGATACTTATGGTACAATTTGTGATTATATTTCAAAACTTGATAATTCACCAGTAGAAATGAATTGGATGGTTGATACTACAGAAAAGTGGTGTAGAGATCGTGCAATTTATCTTGCTCTTATGGAATCTATTAAGATTGCTGATGGTCAAGATGAAAAAAAATCTAGGGATTCTATTCCTTCTATTTTGCAGAGTGCACTTTCAGTAAGTTTTGACAATCACATTGGACATGATTATCTAAATGACTATGAACAAAGATATGAATCCTATCACAAAAAAGAAAACAAAATCCCATTTGATCTTGAATACTTCAACAAAATTACAAAAGGTGGTCTGCCTAACAAGACTCTCAATATCGCTCTTGCTGGCACAGGTGTCGGGAAAAGTTTATTCATGTGCCATATGGCTAGCTCCATCCTCTTGCAGGGGAAAAATGTTCTCTACATTACACTTGAAATGGCTGAGGACAGGATTGCTGAAAGAATTGATGCGAACCTCTTGAATGTAAATATCAAAGATATTACTGAGTTATCTAAGCAAATGTTTGATACTAAGGTAAATAATATTGCTAAGAAAACTCAAGGAACTTTTATCATTAAAGAGTATCCAACTGCTTCTGCACATGTAGGACACTTCAAGTCTTTGTTAAATGAATTATCTCTTAAGAAGTCATTTAGACCTGATATTATTTTTATTGATTACCTTAATATTTGTGGGTCATCAAGGTATAAGTCAAACTTTTCTGTCAATTCTTATTCTTATGTTAAAGCAATTGCAGAGGAACTTAGAGGATTGGCAGTGGAATTTAATGTTCCCATTGTCTCTGCTACCCAAACTACTCGTAGTGGTTATGGCAACTCTGATGTTGAACTTACTGATACTAGTGAATCCTTTGGTCTCCCTGCTACTGCTGATCTTATGTTTGCCCTTATTAGTACAGAAGAGTTGGAGCAATTGGGACAACTTATGGTGAAACAACTTAAGAATAGATACAATGATCCCACTATCAACAAAAGGTTCATTGTTGGTATTGATAGGGCAAAGATGAGACTTTATGATTGTGAGCAAAAAGCACAGGATGATATTCTTGACTCTGGTAAAGAAGAAGAGTATAATGATAAAGAAGAACACAAATCTAAAAAATCATTTGAGGGATTTAAGTTTTGAATTATTATTCTGTATTTGATAAAAATGGTAAAAAGATTTCTGATTGTGCAAGTATAAAAGATGCTATAATGTTAGTTGAACTTGGAGAAAACAGAACATATCGTCAAATTAAAAATATTAATCCTGAAACAGTAAATGTCTCTTGTGTAAAATTAGAAGATGATTTACAACTTTCAGAACAAAAAATCCTACCCCAATCAGAATTAGAACCTTTCATTGTATAATTATTACTGAATAAAACTATGACTAAAAAAATTGACTTTAAAAAGTATCAAGAATTTGTAGATGCAGTCACTAGTGATGCATCCAAAGACTTTCTATCTTTAACCGAAAGAATGGTTGAACTTGACCAAAAGGGAGCAAACATTGAAAGGCTTTTAACTGCTGGTGTTGGAATGAATGCAGAAGCAGGTGAGTTTCTTGAAATAATTAAGAAAATGCTATTTCAGGGAAAACCCTGGAACCAAGATAATAAGGAACATCTTATAATAGAACTTGGTGATGTAATGTGGTATATTACACAGGCTTGTATTGCACTTGGGGTTTCATTGGATGAAGTGATTTCTGGTAATGTAGATAAACTTATGAAACGTTATCCTGAGGGGGCGTTTAGCGTATTCTATTCAGAACATCGTTCAGAAGACGATAGATAATAATAAACTGTAAATAAATGGCTACTGAAACAGATCTTTTTGAGGCAGCATCTATTGTTGTTTTCTATTATGCTATAGAAAAAGGAGCAGACTTGACTCCAAATCAAGATTTAACTCTTTATAATGATTTGAAAACTGAGTTTCCAAATATGGATTCTGAATGGTATCTTGGTTTGTTAAAACAAGCAAAAGCATTAATTAAATATCTTGGACATTCTGAAGGTAATAAGGACACTTCTTGGAAATATGCAAGATTTGGGGGATCTACTAAAACTTTACCTGCAACAAAAACAACTGATATTTATGATTATATTTGGTCTAGTTTTAGTAGACCTCAACAACAATTATTTACTGGTAAAAAAGATAGTTGGAATACAACTGATGTTTATATGGTAAAATCAAGTGAAGAAAGATCTATAAAAAATATGATTACTCTCCTTAAAAAAGAATTCACAGATGAAATAACAGATCCTGGAATTTTTGTAGGAACAGTAAATGCTTATTTGGGTAAGTTATTAATGGAAAAATCTTTACTTGGTATTTCCTTAAAAAAACCTACTAAGTCGGAACCAGAATCTCATGTATATGAAACTAATATAGATGTTGGTCCAGATGGAATTGAGGTTCATGATGGGGACATTGTTGGAAATATGTTTACTTATATGGAGATTACAAAGAGGGGAAGTGAAATGGACTTTGCTGGAAACTCTTTAACATTTGAAGCACAATTTAAAGCTGGTAAATACATTAAAAGGTATTTTTGGGAAAGTAAAGTTTCTAGTGTTGCTGCCCATGCCACAGAACCAAGAGATAGAGTCGCCACTAATAAAGGAAAGTACGTAAATGCTACAGCAAGAAATGGTGCAATTCCAGCTCCCAAAATGGCAGAATTGGTTAAAAGATACACTAATGAAGAAATTAATTATAACATTCCTCTGAATGGAAAATTCAATGAAACTCATTTAAAATATTGGCAAGAATATTTTGAAAATCTAGTTGATGAAGATAGTATATCTAAAGATTTTGGTAAAATTTCATACATGGACAAAAAATGCACTCCAAAAGAATTCATTCAAAAAGCATTTTTACTTGATGATCAATCTGCAAATCCTTCAGGTAAAAATTTTGCAATTAAATTGAGAAGTAAGTTGAGAATTTTGAGATATATCAAAATGTTTATTGATGCTAAAAGTCAAGGGAAATTAGCAGAATTAGTTACTCATGCTTACTTCTTGTCATCAAAAATGAACATTAGTCAAGCAGACCTGTCTGGACCCTTTATCAAAGTCCAATAATGTGTTACACTGGTAAAATACTGGAGACCCTATGATTGACCTGAGAACTGGAGACTGTATTGAGTTGGCAAAACAACTTGATGATAACTCTATTGATTGCACAGTAACCTCACCCCCATACAACAAACAGAAGATTGGGGGTGGTTTGTTTCGCAAAATTGAGTATGACAAGTTTGATGATTCTCTTCCAGAAGATGTTTATCAAGAGCAGCAGATTGAACTTTTGAATGTTCTGTTTGATAAAACCAAAGATGGTGGTTCTCTATTTTATAATCATAAGGTTAGATATCTTCAGGGTAATGCAACTTCTCCTTGGCAATGGTTGCCTAAAACTAAGTGGCACATCAGGGAGGAGATTATCTGGAATAGGGGTAGTGGTCCAGAGATTTCTGGATATAGGTTTACTCAGATTGATGAAAGAATCTATTGGTTGTGTAAGGGAGCAAAGCGTCCCAAACTTCCTAGAAGGTCTGTTAACTATGCTAGTGTTTGGAAGTTTGGTCCTGAGATGAAGAATCCTCATCCTGCTCCTTTCCCCATAATTCTCCCTCTTAGGTGTATTCAAGCAGTGATGGAAACTCCTGGTGTTGTTCTTGACCCCTACAGTGGTTCAGGTACAACTGGTCTTGCTGCTAGGTTGCTTGGTCATCAATATATTGGATTTGATTTGTCTGATGATTATCATAACATGGCAAGAGAAAGAATTGACAATCCTTCTAAAAAAGACCTTGAGAAATTTACAGAAGAGTGTGGAATAGAGGTAAATATAGAAAGAGGTTTATTTAATCTATTAGATTCATAATGAAAGAATTTTTTAAAGAATTAATTCCATTATATAAAAAACATGTAAAAATTAAACAATTGAAGAAAAAAACCATAGAAAATTTTTCTAGGTTTTATTCTTCTTTTATGGATCAATATAAAGATCCAAAAGATAAGAAGGATAAATACTTACATGCCAAAAGCATAGGATTGCAGTACATTCTAGACAATCAGGACTTGATATATTCAGAAATTAATAAATGAAAAGATTCCTAGAGTTTATATCAGAAGCAAGAACTTCCCAAGCAGCACAGCAAGCAAAGAAACTTGGGTTAGTTGGAGACGGGCATGGTTTTTGGATAGACAGAGAAGGTGCAAAAAAAGCAAGAACTTTAAAGGGTAGATTAGAATTTATACAACAAAACAAAAATAAAAAAAGCGAAGAAGAAGCATCTAATGATCAAACTCCAGATGATGTAAAAGGTAAGAAATTAACAAAAGCAAAACCAGCACCAAAAAGAGTTGGGGTAAAGTCATCATCATCCACATCAAATAAATCCAAAAAACTTCAAACATCTGGGACAAGAGCAAAAGGATCTCAATCACAACAAAAAGGACTTAATGGTGATGTTGTAACTGTTGCTTTTGGTAAGTTTAATCCTCCAACCAAAGCACACAAAAATCTTTTAAATGCTTTGAAGCAAGCAGCATCTGGTGGAAACTTTTATATTTTTCCATCAAGAACTCAGGATGGTAAAAAGAATCCATTACCTCCTGATGTAAAGATTGATTTTATGAAGGCAATGTTCCCTGAGTATGCAGAAAGAATTATTGATAGTGATGAATTTAAAACTATCTTTGATGTATTGTCTTTCTTAAATGAAGAAGGATATACTTCTATTAATATAGTATGTGGGTCAGAAAGATGTTCAGAAATTGACAATCTTGTTAAGAAATACAATGGAGAATTATATCAATTTAGTTCAATCAATGTAGTTTCTTCTGGACCAAAGGATCCAGATGCAGAAGAAAATTCTTCCTCAGCAAGAAAAGCAGCAGCATCTGGAGACTTTGAAACATTCAAAAAAGCAATGCCAACTGGAATACAACCAAAATTACTTAAACAATTATTTGGTGAACTTGGTGGTTCATTAGAAGTAAAAGAAACTTGGCAGATTGCACCAGATTTAGATGCAAAGGGTCTTAGGGAAAATTATGTGTTTGGAAATCTTTTTAATGTTGGTGATATTGTAGAAAGTTGCAATACAGGACTTAGAGGAGAGATTATTAGATCTGGAGCAAATCATCTTATTTGTGTTACTGAAGAAGGTATAATGTTTAAATCTTGGATTAAAGATGTTTCTCCAGTATAAATAAGAATAAACCTTAAGTAAGATAAATGACCAACATTTGGGCAGACCCTTTCTCTGATATTAGAGAACTTTCTCTTCAAGAAAAAGAAGAAAAGAAAGAAAAAAAAGAAACCAAAAAGAAAGGAGAAGATGATGATGATGAAGATCAATCATCTGAAAAAAGATGGTGGGATGATGATGGAGATGGGAAAGGATACGAAGAGGGTGAAGTAAAAGGTTCCTTTAAGAAAAAAATAAAGAAAGAAGAGTTTGTTGGTGAAGCAAAGAAAAAACCAATGATAAAGGTTTCTGTTCCCAAGGAAAAACTTGGATATACAGTTGCTGATATTGGACCTGGTGGAAAGGAGTATAATGTAAAATCTTATGGTTCTATGAAGAAAGAAGAAAGAGATCTTTATAGTAAGAATTCTAAGAATGAAAAACTTGATGTGAAATCAGGAATCAAGAACAAAATTAATACTAAACCAACAGTAACAGAAGAATTAGAAGCATGGATTGATGAACTTATTTCTGAAGGATATGATCTTTCTATGTTTAGTTTAGATGAAGTTATTGACATCTATGAGTCAGTTGATATTAACGAAGAAGATACCTATGGTATGCCACCTAAAGGTGATGCAGAAAGAGAAAAACCAGATCCACTAGCTGCAGCAAAGGCAAAAGCAGCAAAGGCAAAAGTTTCTAAAGAGAGAGCAGATTTTCAAATTGCCCAACAAGCACAAAGGATGAAAGTCTCAACTACAGAAGCAGTTGTTTCTTATGTTTCTGGTAGAACTCCATTTTATGAAGGAGTATTTGATCCTAAGAAAACAAAACTTAGACCTGCATCAGAAAGAACTAAGAATCCAATAACTGATGCAGATAGAAGAAAGGCAAAAAAAGAGGATGAAAGAGTTGCTACTATTCACAGTAAAGGAGAAACAGCTCTCACTGGAATGAGATCTTCTGGGAGTGTTGGTAAGGTTAAAACTACTCCTACACCTAAATCAAAACCACCAGAAGCAAATAGGACAGTAAAGGGCAAAGAAGATAAACTTGCAGCAGCTGCTGAAAAAATTCTTAAGGATATTAAAAAATAAATAGAAAGTATCCTATACTTGAGGTTTATTATGTCAGTAGTCATCGCATGGTGTATTGCTAATCAAGCACTTATCGCAACTGTACTTTTTGCAGTCTCGGAAGCACTTGGAGCAAACCCAAAAGTCAAAGCAAACGGTCTTCTTTCACTTATTCTTTTACAAGTGCAAGGACAACTTAAAGCAAAGGGTGGTAAAGATCTTACTCCATAGTAAGTAAATTAAAGATTATTTTGGGAGACCTTTATGGAGGTCTCCCATTTTTATAAATAACATAAGAACAGAAATTTTATTCAGGGTAAGACACATGGCTCTTTGGGGAACGGCAGATAGTATTTACTCACCAGGGACGATTAGTCTTGTTTATGCTACTAAAGTTATTACTGGATCAGGAACTTCATTTTCTTCTGCATATGTTGGATCAGTAATTTATGTTGGTGCTGGCAATACTGTTGGTGAGGCAGTCATCACTGCCGTAACTAATGCTACTACAGTGTCTATTGCTACTACTCAGTTTCTAAGTGGTGTTGCAGTAGCTGGACTAGCATATACTTGTTCACAACAACCTAAGTATGTGATTCAAGATAGCAACTATGATTTGCAAGCAACTAGTGTAGATAATAAGATTAGGGGCGTTGATGTATATGAAACAGTTGCTGCAAGAGAAACTGGTTCTAAATATGCAGTGGCACATGCTGGATGGGTAGGTGTTCATACTTATACAGATATGCATGGAAATCTTAGAGTTAAATCTGAGACTTTAGTTGCCTTGTCTGGAATTAGCACCAATCTTCCTCCTTTAGATACTGATTATGGTACATTTGGAGATGCTAATGATGATGCAGTTCTAGCTGACAATTACATTACAATTACTACTCAACCAACTGCTGTTGCTGGTATTGGAACTACAACTGCAACAACCTTGAGTGTATTTGCAATATCCACACCACTTGTTGGACTCTCAACACAATGGTATTTTGCATATCCAATTGGAGCAGGATTTACAGCACTTACAAACAACTCCATCTACAGCAATGTGGCTGGACCAGTTCTTGGAATTGCAGCAACAA